GGAGGGGTGGCGGATTGGTTACCGCCACGCCCCTTCAGAGCATCTCTTAGGTCGTGGTGCTGAAGTTGATGAGACGACCTTCAGCCTGTGGACCGCTGTGGATCTGCGACCAGTCCGCGTAGAACGCGCGCTGGTTGCGGGGGCCAGTCGCGGACGGAGCCGCAGTCTGGAGCAGGTGCGGGCGGCCAAGCTGGCCGTGATGCCCGACCCTGTGGTTTTCCTTGCGGAGGAAGACCGCCTCGTTCTTCGCGAGGGCCGTGTGGACGAGCACATCAACCGGGCCGAAGTCCGTGTTGAAGCGGTCGATGACCACACCCGCCTCCGTCGCGCCGGGAGCCAGACGCTCCGCAGACGAGAAGAAGGACGTGATCTTCCGCTTGGCCCACGCCGACACGAGCAGCGTGCGAGAAATCTTCTCCATACCAACGCTGTAGAACAGCGCTTGCAGGATGTCGTCGATGTCCTTGCGGGTCATCGCAGCGCCCCCAAGGTCCGTCACCTGTGCGCCGTTCGCGCTGGTGATGTAGAACTTGAGGCCACCTGCCATCGACGGAACCGACGCCGAACCGGCGAAGCGAGTACCGTGGATGACGGCACCTTCCATCGACACGAACTGCTCGGCGACGGTATTCGCCGCCTGCATGTCGAGGTCGGAGCCTTGAAGCCCGTACAGGGCCGTCTCTTGGCGGCGGTACGAAGCCTGAACGGCGACGTGCTGGGCCTGCGAGAGGTTGAACGGGAGGTTGAAGATGGAAGTGGGCCGGTAGGTCCAGTTGTCGTCTTCTTGCATGGTGAAGGCCGCGACCAGAACATCGTCCGTCGCCGCCCACGCCGGGGTTGAACCGAGGACCGTACCGAGGTCGCGCGTGACCGTCAGGGTGTTCGCGTCAGCGATAGCGTTTACGCGAACGTACTCGCCCTTCGTGACGTTGAAGAACACCGTGCCGATCGGGTAGCGATGCGACTGCCCGGTAACCGTAAGCGCCGTACCACCTGAGCCCAGTGGCGTGCCAGACAGCGTGGGGCGACGGTTCCAAACGTCATCCTCGACCCATTCGATTTTGGTGTTGTTGTACTCGAACTGTTCGACGCCCCCGATGTACTTGAGGAAGTCCACCGAGCGCTCGCTCATGTTGATGAGTAGCGGAGCGACCCACCGCACCTTGACGGTAGCATCGATTTCCGCCGGGTAACCCGAGGGAACCCCAGCGGTGCGCAGAGTTGCGATTGTGCCAGCCATGTTGTTTGGTTCCTTCTAACTACTAACCGACCCGCACCGTCTCCCATCCACCACTTGCGATATTCGCTGCCATCGCCTCTTTGCCGGGGCGAGGATCGAACTGCGCGATTTGTGGGACTGCTGAGCCGCCGCCCCCATCTGAGGGAGCGTCTGACCCGGCGGGGACCGCAGACGCGGGTTTTGCGGCCGGGGCCGAAGCCGGGGCTGCTGGGGCATCGACACGACCGGCGGCGATGTCCCGATAGTGGGCCAGAGCCGTATCCTTGACAAAGGCTTCAATCTCCTCTGGCGAGTTGAAGTCCGCGAGATCATCCGCCGCGATGCCTAGCTCAGTACCAAACTGAGCCACGCACTCCGCGATGTAGACCTCCCTGTGGTATGCCTCAACTTCCAGACGATAGGCATCGACTTTCGCCTTCTCGTCTTCGAGGTTCCACCCACTTCGGAGCCGGGCCTTCTCTTCATCAGACAGGCCGTTAAGCTGAGCCTCACGGACCTGCTCTTGAAGCGCCTGTTCCCGAACCGCAGCCGCCTGAACGTCTGCGTTTGCCTTCCGTTCCAACGCAGCGATGCGTCGGTCGTAGGCACTTTGGACCTTCGGAAGCTCCTCAGTTCGGACTTCCGTCCGAATCTGCTCAATGAGCACGTCGATGGCCGCTTCCTCCTCTGGAGAAAGCTCCTCGTCGGCGTCCGAGTCCGCCACTACTGCGCCTGAAGCAGGGTCCACTGCCGCTGGTGCGCCGTCCTTGCCCGGTTCCGGGGTCGCTGCTGGAGCCGCACCTTCACCCCCGGCTGGCGGGGGGGATGGGGCTGGCGCAGGGGCCGAAGCCTTGGTGAACGGATCGCCCGGCGAACCGGGGACGACTTCTTCAATCGCTACTGTATCTGTCATCTTCTTGTTCCTCCTAAGCTCACTCGTATATGAGTATACCAGATTGCGCCAGGCGGTGTCAAGTGGCTAGTACCCGCGTCCGATCGTCGCGGTGACATAGCGTTGGACATCTCGTGTCTCGATGGCCATTGGCTTGTCGGACTGAATATCGTCCGGTCCGCCTGCGAGAAAGTCCGTCAGGTCCCGCCCGCCCCCACTGAAGCCGTCAAGAGCGCTAGAGTAGCTGGAATGGCTCACACCGGGAGGAGAGGGCCGCACATCCACAATGTCCACGCGCGGCAGGCCCAGCATGTCCTGAATCGCGTTGTATTCGTCGGCCACCGACTTCATGTAATCGATCTTGGCGTCATCCGTCGCAAGGTTGTTGTAGTGATCCCGAATCTCCTTGCGCCGGGCGAAGGCCGCTAACTGGTCGCCGTTCAGCAGGTTGATGTTGAGGATTGAGGCGTTGTAGTGCTTCTGCAACAGCGGGAGGGAGCGGAAGTACGCCGACACTGCCGCCTTCTGCCGATTTGTCAGGGGCGAGAGATCGCCAACGAGAGACATCCAAAGCTGAAACTGATCGGCTGCGGTGTTGAACTCTACCTCAGCGGGCGTCGCCCGGCGCGAGAACTGGGCGAGCCAGTGTTCCATGTCGTAGCGCGTGACCCGCTCGGCCGCCTTCTCATGGACTGCCGACAGCATGGCATCGCGCTCGTCAGACAAGCGCTGGCCCTCATCAAAGTCTCCGTTGCCGTAGGCTTTGTTGATCATCAGATTGTACCGACTAACAGTTACTTGGTACTCTCCGAACAACTGTTCCCAATCGTACTCCGACTGATCGGAGCCCTTGGCGGGCAGAGCACGAAGCCAGCTTTCTCGGCGGGCTTGGAAGTCCTCGTAAGACTCATCGGCCGGGACGCCATCCCCCACCCCCTGTTGCATGTCGTACCACCCGGCGGCGGCTTCGGTGAGAGCGCGCTCTTTCGGCGGCATCCTCAACGACAGATCCGTAGTCCGATTCGGATAGGCACGATCCACCATGTCACGGACGGTTCGCTGTTCGTTCTTGATCGAGGCCACGTTGTCGTTCAGATACTTGATCTGCTCAATGTCCGACTCCGTGAGAGAATCCTTGCCACGAATCGCATCGATGCGCGTCTCCAAGTCGTCAAGAGACTTCTGGTATGGCGCGTTCACGTAGGTTTCCAAGTCGCGGTAGTACAGCGTTGTCTCTAGCGCGGCCTGTCGTTCCTTCGGGTCCTTAATGCCCTTGACGGCGATGTTGTAAACTTCGTAGTCAGGGAACTTCGCGAAGAAGTCCGAGAGCGTGCCTTCCGCCGCCGCTTTCGAGTACAGCGCTTTCTCTCCAAGTCGAATCTGCTCGCCCTTCATGGAGCCTGTAACGCGGAATCCAAGCCAGCCAGTGAAGTCCGAGAGAAACTTCTCTGACTCCGCCGCCTTCACCGCTTTGTTCCACGTCTCGCCCTTGTGTGTGAACATCGCGTCCTTAGCGTCGTCAGCCGTGATCTTTCCCTCAGCGACCACCGAGGCAAGAGCCCGCTCGCGGCGGTAGTCATCGAAGCGGTTGCCCTTCAGACCCACGATCTGCGCAAGGTAGTTCTTGGTGAAGTGACCAAGCTGAGTGAAGGCGTCCTTCTCGGTGTCCGGCACATCCGACCCGTCGCCGGTGTAGAGCCACTTACCAGCCGCCGCGCCGTAGGCCGTCATCGGAATACCGAACGGCCCGCCTTGGAACATCGAGTTGGTCCACGCATCACGATCCAACAGGCCCGTGAAGCCCCCAATGATCTTCGCGAACGGAGAGATACCAAGCGGCGTGTTCTGCTCAAAGTAGTTTGCCACACCGCCAAGCCCGACGCCCGTCTTTGCTTCGTCGTCGAACTCGTTGCGGAAGTTCGTCAGCGGGAACATATACTGCAACGGGTCAACCCAATAGATATTGCCGAAGTCAGCGCTCTGGATCTTGTCACCGATGAACGGCATCCCCCGCAGCCAATCCTGTAGAAACGGGATGGGGATCGGGATGCGGTACTTCAAACGATCAGGCTGACCGTAGCGCGATGCGTAATCCGCCGGGTTGAGAATCGCCTTCACCAACGCCGCCCCTGTCCCAGGGTTCCGAGCCACACGAATCGCCCAGTTGTAGGCAGTCCGCGTCGGGAAGAACTCGTAAGGCGCAAACATCTGCAACGCCGAGTCGAGCCCGATCTGGTTGTCGTAGTCAAGCATTACGAAGTCCGTCTTCGCGCGGGCGTTCGCCACATGCTGCCGAGCAATATCCGGCGCTCGTTCTGCGACATCGTTAGCGGCCGAGCGCAGGATGTCATGTGCCGTAGCGGTGCCTGTGATGCCAGTCCCACCATGGATTGCAGCCGCCAGATCCGCCCCGAGGTTGTCGGCGACGTACTTGATGAACTCCTCATTCTGGCGCACAAGAGGGGCAGTTGGGCGCAGGTGGCCCATGTTCATTTCGGCCTCATTCGGTGCCCAGTTGAAAATGTCCGCACGCCGTAGAGCCGCCTGTTCGTAGACGTTCTTGACTTTCTCGCCCGCCTTCTCCCACGCTTCCGGTGTGTCGATCGTCCGAGCCGCTTGAATGATCTTCTGGTGCTCGTCCTGTGTTTTGATCAGCGTCGCGTACCAGTCTTCGATGACCTTCTGCGTGTGCTCATCTACGCTACTCAGTTCCGCGTGGACAGCATCAAACAAGCCGCGCTGTGCTTCGCGCGTGAAGTCTCGGTAATCGGTCCACAACTCTGCCTCACGCTTGGCCCATTCAGGAGTGCTCGCTGCGCCTGCCGCGAGGGCCTCCATCTTCGCGCGTCGCACGTTTGCCAAGCGGGCCAAGCGGCCTTGAATCATCTCATCAGCCGCGCCAAGGATCTTGCGCCGGGCAAAAGCATTGCCCGCCCAGTCGGGCAGCACCGTGCTCGCCAGCCGATCAATGTGCTTCACGCTATCCAGCAGGTCCTCACGGATACCGTCCTCAGTCAGAGACAGCCCCCGACTGTAGCCAGTCGCCGGACGAAGCACCGGAGCGGTCTTTGTGGCGTTGGCAGACACTCGGTCCACTGTCCACAGCTTGTCGCCGATGTTGTCGAGCCGATCAATCGCCAGCTTCACGTCTGGCGTGTCTCCCAACTGCTGAAAGACCTCGTTATGAATCTGCGTGATGGTCGGGTCTAGGTCACGAATGTAGTGGACCGCCGCTTCCTCCGTCATGCCAAGACGCTCCCGCGCGTAGCGCAGCGCGTAGTCGTAAGCGGACACGTGTGACGCTGGACGACTGTCGATCAACTCTTGCGACGCCCTGAGCCACGCTGCCCGCATCGCATTAGGATCGGCCATTGAACCGCCGCCGTAGATGAAGGAGCGCATCGAGGAGATCATGTGCCCCTCCCAGCGTTCCGCCGTCTTTGCGTCGAGGCCAGACCCCATCAGCCCCTTCTTCAGTTCGGGGATGAGCCCATTGATTACCCGAGCCGGAGATGTGCCAAGATTCACCTGTTCCTTCAGCGCATTGTAGAACGTCGCGCGACGAGTGCCACGATCCAGCCGCGAAGCAGCCAGAACCGGCCACGTCAGCACCGAGGAGAACTTGAATGGCGTCAGGTCCTTGAGTGGCTTCGTGACAGCCTGTCGCGCCGCTTTCAAGGCCAGCTTCACGTTCAAATCGTCGTCGTTCAAGTTGAAGCCGCGCTTGTCGATCTGCCCGAAGATTTCCTCTCGCGTCACGTTGCCAGCAATCGTCCGCTCGACGTCGTTGAAGTCGATCCCTTGTGACACGGCCAGTTTCTTCCAGACTTCGGGCACTTCCTTCGAGAAGGTTTCCGCGTGCAGTGCGCGACCAAAGTCGCGTGCCATATCAGGAATTGCGGTAGGATGCAGAAGGCCAGTCCACATATACGTGAACAGGTTATTGCCCATGTTCAAGGCGACGAATCCCGGCCGCGAGAGGGTGAACATGCCCATCGTCGCTTTCTGCCACGCGACGATTGGCAAGTAGCGCTTCCTAAACCACTGCGGGTAGATCGCGTTCTGTGCGTCCACCATCGCCGTGCGCATCGTACTTTCCACGTGCAACGACAGCAGGCGCGCACGCTCCGCCGCCGGTGCCGCCGCAAGATTCGGATGCTTCGTCAGACCTTCCAGCACGCCCTCCACAGCCTGCCGCCCGGCCAACTGCCCCAACCGCGCTTGTGCTTGAGCGAAGACTGGCTTGGAAAACAAGTCCTTGCCAAACAAGACCGCTGCCTCGCCCTCGACTTTGCCGGTGCGCATCACCTCGTTGAAATGAGCCAGCACCCCAATCTGATCGTCCAACGTCGTTGCTCGCGCCAAAGGTCCTGACAGCGCCAAGGAAGTCTCACGAGCTATGGAATCACCGAGCCGTTGGGGTGTCTTTTCAAAGAGCCAAAGTTGCGACCCGCGCAGGCCCGGCGTGGTAATTTGTGCTGTACGATAGGCCAATTCGTCCGCCTTCAACATCTCATTCACGCTGTCGAAGCCAAACATACTACGAGCGGCTGCCGCCGAACCAAGACGGAACAGACGACTGAGTGCAGTCCCCTCATCAAGACGAGTAGCGGCGCGCACGCCTTTGCCTGCGCCCTTCAAAATCGAATCGCCGGGCACTAGCCACAAGGGGTCGAACGCAACTTGTGCCGCGAAGTCGGTAAATGCTGCGGAGAGGCCGGGGTTGCCCGCCTCGCTGTGAATCCACTTCTCGAACTCGGACGCAGCCTGATCCCCCCGCAGTCCTTGAGTCTCGATTTGCTCAGCCCGCAGCCGCGCCTTGCTCTCCCACGAGCCATTCCAATCATTTAGGTTGAGCCGTGCCTCATAGGTGTACTTCGCCATTGCCCGCTTCAAAGAAGCGTCGCCGATGTCGTTCCAGACGAAGTGCGTGCCGTACTGAATCTCTACCCACTTCGCGGGCTTCACCAGTAGATCCAGTGCGCCCCCAATTGGTCGGCCCGCCAGATCACTAACGGCTGATTTGAACGTCGAGAGCAACCCACCGTGACGAGTTATCTGTGACTCGATCAGATACGGCATTATCTCTTTGTTCTGCGGGTCGAAGTTGCGGGCATACAGCAGCGACGCCCGTGGCGTTTGCTGGAAGTAACTCTGTAGATCCGTTGAGGCGATCGTATACGGATCGGGAGGTTGCGGTATCTGCCCGGTGGCCCACTGGGCACGGGTCGTCCCAGCAAAAGGACCGGCCGATAGGCCACCCGTAGCTTCATTCAAAACCCGGATTGCTTTAGCCGTAATCTGGTACGACTTCAGCCGATTCACGATTTCCTCGTCGCCCGGCTGACGCCCAATCGAGGCGTCGGTCAAGTCCCGAGCTTGCTGATCAGAAGTCGGCGTAGGCGGTGCAGTGCGATCCCCAAGCAACGCATCCTTCACCACCCCCGGCGTAACACTGCCGAGGACATCCTTCACCTTGCCGAGGACATCAGGAAATCCCATGTCTTAGTATCCCCACTTATCCAGCAGCATCCACAGCCTGGAACCCAGCAGAGTTACGAGCCCGAGGAGAGCCGCGAGGACTCCCGCCCTCTTACCGTCCATTTTAATTTTCTCTTGAACGATCTCCGCCTTCTTCGTAAACGGATGGCCGTCCTCGGTGTGCCGGGAGAAGTCCTCGCGCTGGCGGCCGATCATGGTAATCAGTGCAGTATCTCGATCAGCCAAGCGCTGATCGAGCGTGTATAGCGCCTTATACAGTTGCGAGTTTGTCACCGCCCCGCCGTTTGGCGGCGGTAGTGGTGGCGTGGCACAAGGCGTCAGATCGTTCTCGGCCATCCTATATCACCGCCGGTTCTATCCCTGCGGAGTGTGGGCTCGCTGCCGGTTGTGTTACGCGATAGAGAAGTTCCGTGTTGGTGGGAGGTCGCCCAAGTTCGCGATACATTTGCGAGTAGATCCCGTAGACCGCAAGATCACGCCCGCTCGGGGGGCGGCCAGCAAGACGCTGGAATTGGATGTCCAGAGGCAAGTCACGAGCCGCCACGAGATCCAAAGCCGTACCAAGATCAGGAGTTGGCACGTCCGGGGGCATTTTAATCGCCTCGGGAGCCGGAGCCACCTGATTCCCGCCGTTAGCCACTTGCTGAAGGAACTTCTGAGCTTGCGTTCGCAATGCCTCCCGAGAGTTCGGATCGCCCCCACCGCCTGAGTAATCCGTGATCGGAAGTTGCGCATCGGGGGCAGCGGCAGCGGGTGGAGACGCGGGAGGCGTAGCAGAACGCACGGGGCCGTTATGAATCAGTGTACCAATACCAAGGGCCGCTCGCGTGCGCTGAACCGATTTCGCCCGCGCCGCGACACTTGCCAGAGGACTACCCGAACCAATCCCATTGCTGCTTGCCATTACATGCCTCCGCGTCGCTCAAGGACTCGCTGACGCGCCTTCTTCAAGCGATCCGCGTCTATTTTCTTCGCGGGAGCGGCAGGAACCGACGCGCGTCCACCTTTAGTCACAAAGACACTACGAACAAACGCATCAGCCCGACGGCTCATTGGTCCAGTCATTATAGCACAATCCTACACGCGCCGCGCGTATCCAGATGCGTCCGGCCCTGTTGCCGTCTCCCGAGCCCTCACCGCCGAACCCTTTTGCCCAGCGAACAAGAAGTTCAAGCGCTGTGCTGTAGCACCAGTATTCAAGAAGTCCAACGGCGATAGATTCGCCACCACCGCCAACTTGTTTCGCTGGATGATGGCGTTCTGCTGGTCCAACGTGTCCTGTGAAGTCCGATCGGTGGTCCGCGTCTCATTCAGGGCAGAAGCCTGATCGATCGCCTGACCTGCGGCTGACTGTGACGTGTCTTCTCCACGCGCCGCTGCGGCTGCGATGTCGGCCGGAGACATCCCACCATTCGCGCCTGTAGTCTTGTCGGTCTGCGAGGTTTGCTCAGTGCCCCGTTGCTGCGACACGTCTTGGCTATAGACACCACGCCGCGTGCCAATGAGCTTCTCATCAGCGTTCGTACCAGTGACGCGGAACAACGGATTCCCCGCCAGCAGTTGTTTGGTCTGCTCACGCAGATAGTCTCCAAAAATCTCCGCCTTCATCGACTGCACGAAGGTTGCCACCTCTGGCCGGATCGCGCCGCTCTGGACAAGACCATTCAGATACATCTGGAAGGCATTGTCAAAGTTATCCAAGAACTCGTCCGGCGTCGGCAGATCAACGTACTCCGTCGTCGTGCGTTTCGTGTCCGACACCACGTCTGACTTCACGCTGACCGAACGGTTGGTGTTAAGGACGCCGTTCAAGGCGTCGCTGACGTTAACTTTAGTAGGATCGGTCTGGCCGAGTCCGGCGTCACGAACCTTCGCTGGATCAAGCGTCGTGCCTTTCAGCAGTTTAGCAACCGTAGCCACATCAAGCCACACGCCCTGTTCGGCCAATGATGTAGCTAGACGTTGTTCTTCATCGTCTTCTTCCTTCGTCTTGTTGCCTTTGTTCGTCAATTCATTAAAACGAAGGATTTGATCGCGCAGTTTTGCCAGTACCGCCGGATCAGTAGAAGTCGCGCCAAATCCAATTGTCGGTCCTGATGGAGCGACACCAGTCGGGACGTTACTCGGCACCAGAGACATTACACGCCACCCTTCTGGCCCATCTGGCCGAGGATGTCAGCACCCTGTTGCGCGAGATCCCCGCCGGTGTTGTCCTGTTGTGCGTTGAACTGACCACCACCCGCGCTCGACGGGTTGTTCAAACCGCCGCTATCGAGTGACGGGATCGCCTGACCAGTCGCCTGTCGGAACTTCAGGTCTTCAATGAACTTCGCCTTAAACTCGTTTTCGCGGATGCGTTGTGCAATATCAGGCTCATTCATGCGGTCCAACGCCTGTGCAATCTGCTCCAGCACGATAACCGGCTCGCCGTTCGCGATGTCTTCCCACATCCGGTCGATCTCGCCCTGTGCGTCGTCCACTTGCAAGATGTTCTCAAGCACGTAGGACAGTGACAGGATGGGTCGGCGCGGGTCGAGGGCCAAGCGGGCAGCATTGATACGCACCGCAAGGTCGTCCGGCAAGGCGGGCTTGAACACCGGGACCGGCTTGTACTTCCGATGGGAGTCCAAGTCTACACTTGGATCGAACTCGATGCGGAAGTAGCTCTTGCTGCGTGTCTGTGTGACGACCTCAAACTTCTTGAGTGAGGTGCTCGCGGCCTTCATCTGCTCCAGCGTTGCCGAACCACCAAGCATCCCGACCAGTTCCATTGCGTCATGGTAAGGTTCGAGGGCGTTGAGGGCAGCATTGCTAATCTGTTGGAACAAGACGCCGGTGCCTTGGAAGCCTGTGGCTGCCTGCAACACGTTAGAGAGGACGCCCTTCTGCTTCTCGTCCTGCAAGAGGGCGAGCAAGCGGTAGGCGTCCGCGTTGATGGGCTGGATCTCCGCGCGCCGCACTGATTCCTCAGGGCGTAGCGCGATCTTGCCTTCGATGCCCGGATCAAACTCGGGAATCTCACCCGTCGGTGTAGTGAAGATCCATGTGCCAAACGCGCTCAACGCGAAGTGATGCAAGACGGTCGCGACTAACTCGTTGTACTGCGGCACTTGCTCCTCGACCGAGGACAGGATGCTGCGTCCGCTGTCAGCTTGCCATGTGCCGGGGCCGGACCACGCTTGCGCCTGCATAGCGTAGATGTCGGCCCGTTCCTGTGCTTGCTGCACGAGGGGGTGCGTCACGGGTTTCGTCTGGACTGAGAGACTATTCGCGGGCACGCCCACAACCGGCAGTTGTTCAGGCGTATAACCGTGGCGGAATGGTTCGATGATCCAGCGTGCCTGTCCGCCTTCGACACCCAGCGGGTTGTCGTAGAACGCGCCCAACTGTGTGAAGGCCGAGCCCATCCCAGCGGATGTCTGCGGCAGGACGCACGCCAACACTCCCGTCAATCCGGGGACGCCACCCCGATTGTTCGACCAGTATTCGACCTTAATCGCCGGGGAGTTGAAGTCAAACTTGCCGGGGTCGGTGTACTCCGGGAACACGTCCGGGTAGAGCGCAGCCGACTCGCCTAGTGTGCTGATCGTCTCCATACAGACGTAGTTCAAGCCCCACATATCAAAGTGCGGGAGGACAGTACGCGAGTCGTAGACCTGCGAGAGGAACGGCGACTGTCGATACTCCAACGCGGCCTGCGTGATGTGCCACTTCGTCCACACCCAACCCCGCAACAGCGCTTGCTGCGCCACCTGTTTCCAGAAGCGGGTCTGGCCACGCATCGTGAACAACTCGTCCGCGTCCGCGATCAGACCGTCCAATGTGCGCTCGATCTTGCCGATCGCCCGGCGTTCGTCGGGGTTCTGAAGCGGGTCAGCATTCTGTTCGATGCGGAAGAACGAGTCGTTGCGTGTCAGGATCGACACGGCCGCATCGACCGATGTGCGCGGCTCGTTGCTAATGAAACGGCGGTAGCCCAGCGGCTTCATTTGCTGGATCGGGTCCAGCAGCAGATACATGGACAACCAAAGATCCTGTCGCATGTGAAGTGGACGCCAGAACATCTTGCCATGGCGAAGCCTCGCCATAATCAGATTCTTCAGATCCCCAGCCTCTTGATCGTTCAACAGAGCTTCGTCGCGAGCTTTCTTCTTTGCCATTTTAGCGGAACCACTGCTTCGGCGCACTGGGAGAGCGCCGCTGCACTAGACCAAACTTACCCACCACCACGTTTTCAGGAGCCTGCACAATGCGCCGGTTGGTCATCTGCGCTACGCGCTCCGCTACCATACAACAACCCGCCGCTGACATCACGTGGTCGTCGTGCGATTTCTTGCCCGACGCCTTCCACGTGTCGCGGGATTGTGTCTTCTGCCACGTAAACGCGCCCATCTCCCGCAACAGGATCGCGTCCTTGATGACGATACTATGGGAGAACACCCAGTCGCGGAACTTCAGCAACATCGCGTTGCGGTTTTCCGCCGTCGGGTAGATCCACGCCTCAACCTTTGCGTTCTGGCGCTGGTAGTCCACGTGGTAGTGGATGTTCGGATAGCTAAGTTCCTTCACCCGGTCGAGGGCCTGCACCCCCCAAGCGTCGCGTTCGCCGCCGTACCAAGCGAGGTTGTAGAACTGGCCGATGGCACAGCCCATCTCCGCGATCTCGCGGGGCGTCGCCCGGACCGTCAGGCGGGCGACGATGTGCCGCGTGGTCGCGTGCATGATCGTGATCACCGAGGGGTCGGAGTTCTTCGCCGTGCCGCCCTTTGACGTGTCTTGGTACATCGCGTAGGCGTCGCCCACAACCGGCAGTTCCCACATAACCAGATTCGGGCCGTGGAATGATACGGAGGAGTTCTTGTAGAACAACTGCTCTCGACGCTCGATTGGCTCCTGCCTGTTCTCGCGGTGATACGAGAGGTGGTCCGTGCCATCTTCACTGGCGAAGAATGAGTCGCCCGTTGCCATGAAGCACGAGTCTAGGTCCTCAACATACTCTTGCAAGAACGGGGTCGTTGTCCGCGCCATATCGGCTTGCTTGAGTCGCCGCCAGAGGATCTGGCCGACCGTCAGTCCGTAGACCCGCATCAACTTTTCCTCGTCCGGCTTCGGAAGGAACGTGCGGCGCATCTCCGCGACGAGCGTGTGGAAATGTTCCGGCAAACCAATCGCCACGTCCCACGTGTCCACAGTATAGCGTGGTTCCATCCACCACGGGTACAAGTAGACCGTCCAAACCGACATCATGTCAATCGGCCGCGAGCCTTGCACCTGCTCGTAGAACAAACCCTCCGCGCCCTTCGGGGTGGACTCGAAGTCAATCCACCCGTGCGGCGGGTCCGGCACGGCCGGGAGGATACCACCAACGATCTCGCCTTCGTTCTCAGGTCGGTAGTGCGCCGCTTCCGAGAGGTGCGCGATCTGAATCGACACGGCTCGCCCAGCAACGCGCTGTTCTGCCGAGGCCCATATGTAGCGGTTTTCAAGTCCGCCGATCACCAGTTCATCATCGTTGTCGATCTTGATGTCGTAGTCGAAACCCGCCCGCTTGAGATCCGCGAGGTGGTGCTTAATGCGCCAGCGAAACGCCTTAGTCGTCACGTCGTCCTGCGTCATCACAAACTGGTTGATGCCAAACTCCGTCGTCATGCGGCGCAGGTTACGCGCGAGCAGGAACGACGAGGCGCGCGTCTGTCGGCCTTTCGCGGTCACATCTCGGCCGGTGTGGTTGAGATCCATCTGCCGCTGTTGCGGAAACAACTTCATCTCAACGATCTGGCCCTTCTCGTTGGGGATCGTCAAGAACGTCTCGATCCAATCCGACACACGCTTCGGATCGTAGAGCAGTCCGTAAATATCCGATGACGGGTCCGTTTCCTTCCGAAACTCCGTCACAGTCGGCTGTGACACCATGTCGGCCCCTCGTTACTTGCCTTGCGGCAACGTGTTACGGATATAAGCAGCGGCCACATGCGCCCGTAGTTGCTTCCGAAGCTCGGCATCACCCATCCGAGACGCGCCGGGATTCTTTGACCCACGAAAGCTCCTGAGCCCTTCGACAAGAGACTGTTGCTGCACCTTCGTCAACTTCAGTTTCGAGAAGGCTTCAGCCACTTGCGCTGGGGTTTCAGCGGAAGCGGCCCGCCCAGTGCCCCGGATCTGATTCAAGGTTTCACGGCCTGCGCCGTAGACCATCGCTGTCCCCGGGGCGGTGTAGGTAGCCACTTTGAGGCCAAACCCGGGGGTGCGCTTCACCACACCCCCCACCGCTACCACCTTACCCACCACGCCCGGCGCGTTCTTCACGCGCGCTGCGCCCGTTAGTACATCTTTCACTGGTTCAACAAAAGCGATGGTCGGAGCGCGTCGAAGTTTCCCTGCGGCACCAGCCACTATGCGCCAAGCCACGCCGGGCGTGGCTTTTGGAGTGCCCTCGGCGATCTTCGCCGTCACTGAGGCGAGACGCGCTTTGTTGGCTGCGGCTGAGCCGGTTGCTATGCCACGAATATCCACAGCGGCGCTTGTGCCAGCCGTGGCCGCTGTCTTGGCTGCACGAGTTATTTTCGGAGCCGACGCACCAGCCGCTTCAGCTGCTTTCATGCGCGCGTCAAATGCGGCCCCTTCCGCCGCCGACACGGGGGCAGCAGTACGGATGCCTTTGGACAGATCGGGAATAGTAGACGCGCGGACGCCCGAATAAGCAGCCTTGCCTACACGCTTGCCCTTCGCCGCCAACTGTCCGGCCGTGCGCAGTTTACCCGCGCCCGCTGCGCCCAGTTCCTCAGAGAAACTCAAGGCCCGCGCCCCTCGGAAGCCCACCGCCGCGCCACGCGCGCCACCCGCCGCCACAAGCGGCAGTGTCGCGACGCTCAAAACATCGCTGCCCGCCGCGAGTACATTTCCCGCGCTCGGGTTACGGACGGTCGATCCAATATCGCGGATGATCTTCCGGGGAGACGGCACGACCAAAGAAGCCGCACGTCTAATCGGACCCGGCAGACCGTAGGTAAACCCCAGCGGTGCGTCCGCAAACCGCTGGCCGGGGCTGCCCGCGCGATTGGCTTCGCGTTGCACATTCGTCTTTAGGCGGCTGGCGTAGTCTCCGACTGCCCCGGCGGCGTCAGTGAAGGGAGTGGCTGCTCTCTTGATGAACTTGGGGAATCCCATGACGAACCTCTACTGCTTGGACAATCGAGCCGAGTGAATCTTTCCCATCGGCACCATCTTCTGTGCCGAGATTAGCTCCCCATGAAACTTCGAGCGGATTCGGAGTTGTTCTTTCGCCTGCGCCTTCGACTGAGCGGATGGCATCACCACGTCAGAGGCCCCCTCGTGGATCGAGTTGTAGACGCTCGCCTTCAGCGCCTTCACATCCGCCGACCCAAATGCTCGCGTGCCCGGAAGGGTCACCGACCCCCGTTCGCTACCAAGACGCGCTCCCCACCCACGACTAGCGGTTCGTTTGATGTCAGGAGCGCCCCGATCGATATTCTTGAATCCAGTACCCTTCAACACCCGCGCGAACAAACGGCTGCGTGATGCTGAGCCTCGACGACCGGATTCCAGCGGCTCATATTCAATAGCACTGATACTACGCGCCTTGAGTCCGCGCCCGATCGCCGTGACTTCATTCTTCAGATCCTTGAGATCGACGTTACCGTGTTTGTTCAGCCACGAGACTTTCACCGCACCGGGCGTCTTGCTGCCTGTCAAATGCGCTTCGTAATAACCCGCTTTCGTGCCTTCCCCGATGTTAGCGGCCCCGGGGAACGTGCCTTTCCCGAACTTCAGGATGCTAGTAGGCGGCTTTCGCACCCCAAATGGCAGAGACGATTCGGATTGGGTGCTTGCACGAATCCAACCCTGTTCACCGCCCGTTACTGCTTTCTTCACGAGACTAATGCCCCGGTCAATTCCTCGTGCCTGCGCGGATCGCTTCGGCATATTGTCTATGCGAGTGATTTCCGCCCGCAAAGCCGTGATCTTGCCCGGCAGTTCCGCATTTCGTGCGGCTGTGAACACCGCTTCCGCGCGATCCGTCGCGATCTTATCGTTCAAGACATTACGCACACGGCCCGCCATCGAGCGCATTGGATTCACATCACGGAACGCTAGAGTCGCGCCGGTCCTCGCCTCTTGGGCGGCTTCTGCGCCTCGTGAGACGGCGCGCAGCTTTGCGGCGGCTCCCGCGATAGGAACAAGGGCCACCGCAGCAATACCAACACGGGCGATGTCGCCCGTGTCGCCGCGCAGTGCGCCCTTCACTGTGCGGACACTCGGCGCGACGCCCGAACTGACCGCGCCCTTATAGGCACCGACAGCCGGAGCGGCGAAAATGTCCGCAGCACGCTTCAACCAGCCCATGCTACTTCTTCGCCTTCATCTTCGCGTGCATCGGCATTGGCGCGGCGGGCATTGCTTCGTCTGTGCCCGGCTCCTTTGGAGGAGGAAGCACGGCGGGCGTTGTCCGCAGCGATGCGACGTAACTCACGCCGTTGATCTGGCCGGTCAGCGCCGCTTCCTCAACCTCTAGGGATCGGCGCTGCTCCTGCCGCGTGAGGTCGTTCTGAATCTCGCGTTCCTTCTCGGCGACCGTCGGTCGCTTAAAATAACCGCCCGGGGATGGGCGGGAACACATATCCTGCGCCATGATCGCCGATAGCGCCACCCGAACCTGCGCGAGGCGCGTGATCCACTGTTCGAGGAACTCAGGCTGGTCTACGGGTGAATCTTCAGGTATGGGGGTCGGGGCGTTGGCGTCCGAGACGGGTTGAACGCCCAAGGCGGAACCGCCGAGGCCGGACGTGTAGGAATAGAGCGGCATGGAAAGCTCCTCGCAAGCAACTGCTGATACGTCATTTCAGTCTATCGGATGCGGGGCAATACGTCAAGTCAGGGGTTAGTACACCGCGTCTACAATGCCTACGGACTCTGCCTCCGTAGGCGTGTAGAACACTGGGCGGGAGTCTTTGAAGATGGCTGCCCAGTATCGCCGGGGCTTACTCGTCTTCTGTTCGTACAAGTCCAACAAGCGTTCGCGTGAGATCGCCCGGATGCGCATCTCACTCTCCATGTCCAGATCATCCCCAAAGCGCAGCCCCTTATCCGAAGCCCCGTGAACCATCACAAAGCTGTTGGGAGAGATGGTGCGGAAGTCGCCGCCGCAAACCAGAAGGTCTGCGGCCATCGATTGCGCTCGGCCCACACAGCGGGTCACAACCTTGACGCCGTGCCGCCGAGCCTCATCGAAGGCATCCAGCATCGCCATGCCTTCGTACACGCTTCCGCCATCACTATTGATCAGGACAGTGATCGAGGTGTGATGATCTCGTTGGACCAACTCGATGATGTCGTTGGTCACTTCAAGCGCGGTAACCGCAATCGGGGCCTCATCGTTGGGGTAGCCAATATCCCCGAAGATCCGCACGAGGCGGGGGACCCGCATGATGTCTAAGTCGGTGGTAAAAGTGCGGCTATCTTCCCACATTTGCGACGCAGCGGTTCCGGCACCATTAGCCAATGGGGGCCTCCTCGTGTCCGTTGCGGTCATAGAAGGAATCGCACGCCAAGCGGCCAGTCTGTTGCATCCACGAGAGCCCAACCGCGAGCGCCTGCTGAAGGACGACGGGCTTCACACTAGCCATGACAAATATCCCACCTTGAAAGTTATCGGCGTTGACAAGCTCAGGATCGTCCTTAATCCGAAGCTGAAAAGGGACCTCACCAAGGGTCTTTTCGTTTTCTGGCCGAAGGATTGTGAGCCCAAAGGCAAAGGCGTCGTCGTCTCGAATCCGCTCCAAGTAGTTCCGATCTACTTGGTAGCAGAGGAATTGAATGTTATGGATGCGCGTCGGGTCCTTGTGGGGGTCTTGATTATCCAAAGGTCGTCTCCCTTTCCTCCGCCGGGGTGGTGTCAGGCTTCCACGCAGCCACAGCCGCGTTGAAGTCCGAGGGATTGTAAGCGATGGTTACGAGGGCGTCGCTCCAGTCCGGCATGTGAGGTTCGACAGCTTTCATGCCCGCCACAATCCGACCAAGGTTGCCGTCTGTCTCCCATACCCCGTCAGCGACCGGGAGCAGCGCCTTCACCAAGCCCGGGACGGGAATCGTGAGAGGGTGGAAGGGGTTAGTCTTCAGATAGTCGCGGCGTCCTGCGTCTATCAGGTGGATGAAGCTGCGCCAGTGCTGTCGGTTGATCCGGGGCGGGGGGTCGCCAGCCTGCCGGAAGTAGGAGGCAGGGTTGGTAAGTGCCAGCACCGTAGGGAGGCCAAGACCAGCCGAGACGTCTTCCCACCACTCCCGCCAATTCGGCTTTCCTTCATCATCCGTTGACGGTTCGTTATCGGTTAGTTGCAGTGGAGATGTTAGGGCACCCCTAACATCCATGTTAGGGGGTAACTTAGTGTTAGGGGTCATTCCCGGGAAGCGGTAGCGGTTTGAAAGCCGCCCTCCGTTGTGCTCAACCTCAATGAACCCTTTGCTCTCCAGCGACTTGATCAGCCGGTAGACATGCTGATGCGTAAGCATGGCTTTCACCGACAGCCTAGAGATGGACGGCCACGCCCAACCGCTCTCGGGGTTGTGGTGGTCTGCAAGGATGAACATGAGCAGCTTCTCGCTGCGCGTCAGCCCACTCTCAAGGGTGTCTACATACGCCGCTGCCTGCCAACTCATGCAGGACTCGCCTTCCCGCGCAGCCAGTTCGCCACGAACAGCGCGAGCGTATCTACGAGGATCGTGACCTGTACGCCCGGGTCTGCTCCAGTGAACGCTTCCTGAGCCTTCGCTAGGATCTCGATACCCACTGGGACCGCCAGCACCACCAGTCGGTGTCGGAAGGCTGTCGAGCCTACCAGATTCACGGCTGCCCAAAAGGCAGCCTTAGCTGCGAGCGTAATCTTGTTCATGGGGGATCTTCCTTTCTTTGATAGCCTTCGAGGTCGCCATTCCTACGTATAGCCTCATCTTCGTAGGCTGCCAAGCGCCGCCTGTAGAGTTCCATGCTTATGTGCCCCAGCACTCCCTCAATCTCGCAGTAGGTCTGGTAGGACTCACCATGAGTGCGCAGGTATTGTAGCACATATCCGGTGAGGACGTAGTTCAACTCACCGGCGGTCTGAGGCATCCCGCCTTGCAGAAGGCGGGACCGCGCCCCGCTCGTCACATACGGCATGTTCCCTCCTAGGCAATCTCGTCGATCAGCCCTAACTTGAGCGCCTCGTCGGAGTCTAACCACCAATCCTTGCGCTCCCAGCGGTTCTTGAGTTGCCCGATGGAGAGGTGGGATCTCTCCGCGAAGATTTTTAGCACGCGCTCTTGAATCTTCTTGATGAACTTCACTTCGTCTTCGACTTCGCCAATCTTGCCGCCCGCCCCGAAGCTGACCTCGTGAATCAGCAGATAGGACTCGCGTCCCATGCGCCGCACATCGCCTGCTTGCAGCAGAATCCCGGCCATGCTGGCTGCCATGCCGATAGTGCTCGTCGTGACGTGATGCCCCGCTTCTCGCATCTGTAGGAGATAGTCAAACAGGGCCATGCCGTCGATTACCGAGCCGCCCGGCGAGGAGAAGCAAATCTCGAAACGGCAAGCCGGGTCGTCGTGGTGCCAGATGTCAATCTGCCGCATGCAAGCCTGCGTTGTGCTGCTTCCTACAGCATCGGTGAAATGGTAGACATGCTGGTATTTCGCCTGGGCGAGTAGTTCTTTCTCAGACCGCTCAACAGAACGTGTCCCCGCTTCCATCGCAAGGCGATTGGCTCGGATCGCTCCGACATTTTCTAAGAGGCCCTGTGCTTCGGCGTCGAACTTACGCGCCTCCGCTTCCGCCACGAGAGATTGCGCGCGGAGTTTGGTGACGGTCGCCTCAATCTCCTCTTTCGTCCGTTTGATCAGTGGATTGCTGGGAGATTCGTCGTTGGTGGCCATTACCAGACCCCCTCCTCGTACTCGTCAGCGATGCACTGCTCCAGTGTCCGGTCGTCGGGCATTACGACGGTCGCCGCGTAGGCAATGTCGTCCGCCAGATCCTCTGCTTCGGCCTGTCCTTCGTCTTGGCTTTGCTCGTCCATGTCTACCCTCCTCTGATCCAGTAGAAAATGAATAGGAACGTAGTCGCACCCAACGATCCTACCGCTCCGTTAACTAACGAGGTCACTATCAGATCACGCATTTGCCCCTCTTTTCGCGCTTTTCTACTTCCCCTTCTTTTGGAGCCACGGCGGCAGCTTCTTGTCGTGCTCCGCTTTCATCTGCGCGGGCGTCATCATCGTGCCGTCCTTGTTCTTCTTGACCTTCTTCTTGGCCGCTGACGCTAGGTGCTTCTTGAACTGCGGTGGAATCTTCCCGGCCATGTCTCTATCCCTTTCGGGCCTGCGTGCGTATGCTGTGGCAGGTCCCACACACTACTTCACACTTGTCTAGTTCCCTCTGCAAAACGGGTGCCCAATACCCTAAGTTTGTCAAGGTGCCGATGCTGTACAGTTTCGGCCCGCGCTCGGGGATGTGATCGAACTCTAAGCCGTCTAGGTGCTTATCGTATCCACAGTCAACGCACCGCGATCCTCCAAGGTATTCAAAGGCTTGTGCTTTGACGATCCACGCAAACTCAACGTGGCGACGCGATCGGGCGGCCCGCTTTTGGGCGTTTAGTCGTGTACTATTACGGCCCCGCCAGTTCCGCGTCCACTGATTAACCTCCGCTCTGTGCGTCTCTCGATATCTTCGTTGAGCAGGCGTGATACTCACGTTAACTACGAACCCGTAGTAGACGCGGGTTCGCGCGCTTAGCCTTCGCTGATGCCTTTCGCGCCCCGGAGGCTAGTATAGCTCGCGCGCGTTCATTTGAAACGCCTTGTTTTGAAGCTATTTGACTCGCCGCAGCTTCAAAACCGGGATGTGCTTTGCTCATAGCTTAGTGCCTCTCATACGCCTTGCCTTCTTCCCGAACACCGTCCGTGGCGCGAGACACGCTATCAAGTGAGATCCTGCCGACGCCAACGTAGAGGATGGCCTCACACTGACCGTCTTTATTCAAGTACAGGTTGACCGACTTCACGTCAATCACTTCCTGTGTTTCCGTGTTGCGTACCGTGAACTGGCCATCCCACCCTGCGATGTCTACTTTCACTACGCCCCCTTGTAGTTCGCGTAGAGTGCCTTCAGATACGCCAGCGCTCGGGCATGAGGGCGGGGCTTCGCGCTTTTCACTTCGCCCGTGTCGCTATTGACGACG